CGGTTTAAACCCCGCTCCTCTTTTGTGCAAATAAAAACATTAATATTATGGCATGTGAATTAAGCACAGGTTTTACCCTCGATTGCAAAGACGGCATCGGTGGTATTAAGCAAATTGTTTTGCTTGACAAAGCAACTTTAAATTCTTTCAACTTTGATGCAAACGAAATTGTTACTGCAATTAACGGAGTAGTTTCAGGTGATTTGTTTACTTACGAATTACCAACGCAAACAGGATCGTTCGAAGAAACAATCAACTTCAACCGCGACGCAGGAACAATTTTTTACACGCAGACCGTGAACGTTATGTTGAACAAATTGAGCGCAGCAAAGCGTCTTGAATTGCAAAGCGTTGCACAAGCTCGCGTAATTGTTTTCGTTGAAGATACAAACGGGAATTGGTGGGCTGTTGGTTACGAGTACGGAGCAGACCTTTCAACTGCAACAGCAGCTACAGGAACAGCTTTAGGCGACATGAATGGTTTCACGCTTGCATTTGTACACGAATCTCAAAAGAGAGCGTACAAATTGAGCGGTGCGCCTTTGTCAATCCTTGACTAAGAAAAAAAACTTTTACACACATAGGGACAAAGCGTCCCTACGTGTTGTAATTTCAACGAACAAATAAAAGGATAGAATGGTTTATTTGAATACAAATACTGCGAATCAAGACGCGTGGCTTTCGTTAGACGAAGGTCGCCAATATTTCAACGTTGCATTCACTTACTATCTTTTAATCTTGACCTACGAAATGACAGGCGAACAACTCGCGCAAGTCGTAGAGGTCATAAACGAAAACGAACGTGTTACTAAAATACGTTTAACAACAGTTGGTCTTGTTGACGCGGGCAAATACAAGTACGACGTGTACGGCCAAAACAGCGACGACAATTTAAATCCAACAGACGCTTCCGTTGTTGGACTTGTTGAACGCGGTTCAATGATTCTTCAAGACGGAACAATTTACTTCGACGTTTCTTCGCCAACCATACCGGTTGACGTAATTTATACAGGTGCTTAATTATGGAAAACAACATTCAAGCAATTAATCTTTCAATGTATCAGCCAGTTGAAGCGGTTGAAAAAGACAATCGCGCAGGTTGGATTGACTACGGTTTCAACAACTTATTTCCTCAACACCTCATAACGCTTTATTACAACAGCCCTATTCATAACGCGTTGACGAACTCAATTGCTTACATGATTGAAGGACAAGGTACAGGAACGATTCTCGACAACGCGCTTCAAGGTATCGCGTTCGACTTAAAACTTCAAGGCGCATTTGTTGCCGAAGTGATATGGTCAATGGACTTCACTCGCGTTGTTAAAATTAACCACTTACCTTTTGAAAATTGTCGTCTTGCTTACGACAAAGAAGAGGACGACATTACAGGAATTTGGTACTCCAAAGACTGGGCAAACTCACGCAGCAAGAAAGGAAAGCCCGAATTTATTCCTGCGTTCAACCCTTCACAAGCGGAAGAACAACCGCGTCAAGTTATTTACGCACACGGCATGATGGCGGGTTCTTCATACTACGCAAAGCCTGACTACTTCGGTGCGTTGAACTACGTTGAATTAAGCTATCAAATGGGACTATACCACGTTAATAATATCTTGAATGGTTTATTTCCTTCATTCATTATTAACTTCTTGAACGGCATACCGCAGAAAGAAGAACGCGAAGCTATTCGTCGCGAATGGGAAGAACGTTTGAGCGGTGCAAGTAACGCGGGTAAGTTCTTAATGACCTTCAATGAAGATCCAACACGCGCACCACAGATACAAGACTTTCCTTTGTCGGACGCTGACAAACAATATCAGTTCTTAAGCGAAGAAACAGCGAAGCAAATTATGGTTGGACACCGCGTTGTGTCGCCATTGATTCACGGCATACGCGACACGACAGGATTCGGAAGTAACAAAGACGAAATGATTGTGGGTATGGAAATATTCAACAACCAAGTTATCAAACCATACCAACGTATCATAACAAATACATTCGCTCCTATTCTTGGAAGTGATTTAAAGATTGAAATGAACAGCGTTTTCGACGACGTTGCGGTAGTTGTTGAACCAACAACACAATCAATCGAATTAAAAAAAAAAGTAGTTGCGGATGCTGAGAACGACTTTTCAGACGAACAAGGTCGTGTTTGGATTAATACGCTAAAAGAGAAAGCTGAAATTGTCGATTTAAACGAATGGGAATTGTTGAGCGAAGAGGAAGTAACAGAACCCGAAAACGAAGCTAATTTTCGTCAAGAATACATGAGTGCGCGTACCTACGCAAACGCAGACGAAAAGTCGCCTTTTGGAGATACAGGACTTTACAAATTAAGATACGCTTACTCTCAAAATCTAAGCGAAAACAGTCGTGAGTTTTGTCAAGAAATGGTTGGACTATCAAAGGCGGGTTTGTCTTTTAGATATGAAGATATTGAAAAAATGAGTAAAGACCCCGACATTAACCCCGACTTCGGACCAGGCGGTTCAAATACTTACGATATTTTTGTTTGGAAGGGCGGTTGTTTTTGCCACCACTTCTGGAAGCGTCAAATTTACATTCGCAAAAGAGATTCAAAAGGTCGTGTACTTCCTAACGACGGATTAAATAACGACAAGCGAGTTGGTAACAATCCATTTGTACCACAAAAAGGAGCGGAAGGTGTTGCTCCAATTAATACACCAACACGCGGTTCACTTAAATACTCATAAAAAATGGCACTACAACCCGAAGTTCTTTTAATAGACGAAAACTACATCAAGAAATATACATGGATTAACGGCTCGGTTGACCCGTTGCTTTTATACCCTGCAATTTATTTGTCGCAAGACAAGTACGCTCAACTGTATTTAGGTACTGATTTGTACAACCGCATCAAAGAAGATGTTGTGAACGACGATATTACAGGCGCATACGCAACCCTTCTGGACAATTACTTGCGTCGAATGATAATGTGGTGGACGATGTACGAGGTCTTGCCTCATTTGTACGTTAAAACGGATAACGGAAGTTTAGTAATTCGTACAAGCGAAGACACTACACCAATTTCACAAACCGACTTACAAAACTACCGCGATCAAGCGCGTCAACAAGCGATGTTTTACACGCAACGCATGGTCGATTATTTGTGCCATAACAGCGCAGACTTTCCTGAGTACATGACAAACACGACAAATCAAATATGGTCGCAAACAAATGTGTATCCGTCGAACGCTTTCGAGATTAGTTCTGGACGCGACCGCAGTCCATACGAATATAGAAGACCGGGTCTTGGTTGGTTTAGATAACGAATACAAAAACACATGGCTACAAGGGGACGAAAGAAAGACATGGTAAAACAAAAGGTCTACGAAGAAAAATTTCGTAAGTACCTAATTCGAAAAGAGAAACAAATAAAAAGATTAGTCAATGAAAGTTAATTCTGAAGGTTACGCGCTTATAAAGCGTTTTGAAGGTTGTCGATTGAAGGCGTACAAATGTCCTGCTAACGTGTGGACTATTGGCTTCGGAAACACGTTCTACGAGAACGGTGAAAAGGTCAAAGAAGGCGACGTAATAACGCAGCAACGCGCGGACGAATTGGCGAAGTTTATAATTGACCAGTTCGCGGTTGTAATCGCTCCATTTATCAAACAACCACTAACTGAAAACCAATTCAGCGCGTGTGTTTCACTTGCGTACAACATCGGAACGGGCGGGTTCAAACGTTCTTCGGTATTCAAGAAACTAAACGTTAACCCACTTGACGCAACGATAGCCGATTCATTCCGTTTGTGGAACAAGGGCGGCGGCAAAGTGTTAAGAGGTCTTGTTAATCGTCGTGAAGCTGAGATACAATTATACTTCAAATGATATGAACACCGAAATCGAGATTCAATTGATACACGAAGAACTTCAGAATATGAATAAGAAGATAGACCGCATCTATCACGTTCTTATTGGTGACGACGAAATGAAAATTGAAGGTCTTGTGAGTAAGGTTCAAAAGCACGACAAGTACATTCAAAACCAACGCCTTCAAGTGGCGCGTTTGGGTGGTATCGCAACCGCAGCGGGTATCGTTGGCGGTTTAATTGTTCAACTAATTTTAAAAATGATATGAAAGACTGGTTTTATTTTTTATTAACTTCAAGTACAAAAGTATCTTCGAAGCGTGTTGTCGCTATATTTGTTTCACTCAATCTAATTGTAATCAGTTATATTGCTGTTTTTAGTTCTTATGATTGCCCCATTGCAATGTTCGAGACGCTCGCATTGTTGACAGGTGGCTTGTTCACAGGAACGGTAATTGAAAGATTCACAAAACAAGAAAAGAATGGCAAAGGAACTAACGACAGCGAGAACAATAGCAGCGGAAATTTGTAGTAAATTTTCTGAAACTCCTTCGCTCACGTTAGCGAAAAAATTATTTACTGAATATCCAGAAGTTTACAAAAACATTGAACACGCAAGGTCTTTAATTCGTACAATTCGCGGAAAGAATGGCGACGAAAAAAGAAAAAAAA